AAAAAAAAAATGACGGACCCGTTAAGTAGCCTCCGCCTGACCAAAACTAGACCTGCTACGCAAGTATGCTTAACGGGTGTACTTATTTAACGCCTTACCTCTCAACATCGTTGACAAGTTTACACACGATTTGGAAGTTTTCGTAGGACTTTTTTACCGCAGAATGCAACATTAATCGAAATGCTTCTTCTTCCATTGCTTTTACTGCTTCTTCTGCGGCTTCTCGAGCGCTAGGCCATTCTAAAAGCCTAGCTTCTTCTCCAAATACTCGAACTAAATTTTCCCAAGCATCTTTCTGTTCTTGAGTAATTGGCATTTTTTTTGGACGCAGGTCGCTGGCTTTTCGAAGTATAGAGCTGATAGTATCTTCAGCAATACACCCCGCGGCAATCAGCGCGGCATAATTTGGTTCCACGTTATAGCGGGTTGATTGGCCGCCGGGGTAACAGACAATAAGGTGACTACCTTTAGGCAGAGCATCCATGAGATTGCTGTCATACTCACGAACAGGAACATATTTGCGGCCGATTTTTTCATAGTAAATCTTCTTCGTCATTTGTTAATCCGTTGCTGTGTCGGTCTGTGGTTTTTTCAACATCTTGGAAAAGGCGTCTTTCTTGCTGTGTAAGTTTATCTTTGTGCGTCTTGCGAGGGTTACCGCATAGATAACATTCTGGATTACCGCAATCCATAGCATGGTGTTTTGCTAGTCTATGTGGTTCTTTTTCATCACGACTTTTGTAACCCGAAATTCCATGTTGTTTAGCAATCTTTAATTGTTTCTTGATAGCATTTTCATCTTTTTGACGACGACGTGAATTTAAATATTTTGCCAATTCATTAGCCATTTGCTATCTCCTTGCTTATAGTATAACAGCGTTATTTGATTTTGTCAAGTCTTACTTGGACGCCAGCAACTTACCCAATTTGAATTGGATGCAGGAGTTCCGCCCGGATAAGAAACGGTAACATCGCCATCATCTGGGTTATTACTTCCACCTTTGGGTGTTTGATTTCCCCCAACAAATGTATACTTGCCTCCACTGGCTCCATATACAAAGTTTACATGTCGGTAACTCCAAAATGCAATGTCACCTGGTTGTGCTTGTTCTTTTGGAACTTGGGTTGCATTCCATCGTCCTGGATTGGTTGTAATTGCGGCAGCAGATGCAGTCTGCACATATTTGAATCCACTAGACTTTAATGCAAAATTAACAAAACCCATACACCATGCTGTTTGATCCGTTGCCCAGGCTCCTGTTGAACCAATGCCCAACGATCTCCAAATTCCTGTAATATTAGGATTACTAGGTTTGCCGCCCTGGCCGGTTTCACGCCACATTCCTCTACCAGCTTCGTCTAGCGTATTTTTTAAGAATGGAATGATGTCACTGAAAGATGCATCTGTGGCAATTAAACCGGCACCTGTTGTTTGATCGTCAGGTGTTCCTGCATAGTTACCTTTAACGCCACCTTCTGCGGCTGAGGCATTATAATACTGATTAGGCTGTCCATCTTGGGCAGCAACATAAGCCGATGTACTAGCATTAATTGCATCTTGTATTTGAGAAGGAATTGTTACTGATGGAGAAACACTTACGCCTGCGTATGCCGCACTTTCTCCAGGGGTTAACCATAATGCCATCGGTACATTATTAGCGAAAACGGTAGGGCTATGATAAACATCAGCAACCTCAACTAATCCGCTATTTCCTTGACTGGTTCCACCTGGTACATATGGCATATATTATCTCCTAATAATGTATTTAACGAAGGGCAATGCCAGTAGTTCCCTGAACATATTGATCGGACGCATCTTTCTTGCTAGGAACCATAACAAATACATGTTCACGTTTCAATGTGAATGAATCAGTATCTCCTAGAAATAACCAAGGAATCATTCCTAATCCTTGTGCTCCCATAGTTAATGCTAACGGACGATTAATTTTAATTGTATCAGCATCTTCGCCGTCGTAACGTGCGATAATTTCATCTCCGTTAACTAGTTTTAAACTAACAACGGTTCCGTCTGTGATTGGTTTACTTAATAACATATTTTCCTTTAATCTTCGCCGATTAGGCGTTCTAATGTTTTATAGTGTTCATATGCCTTTTTAAGGGCAGCAAATTTTTCTAGTTTCTCTGGACTAGGATCTTGTATAATAGCCAGTCTATCTTCTATGGTTTTTAGAAGTTTAACAACACTATGGCCTTGTATTTTAACATCACCGTCAAACTCAGCGTCTCCTGTAACTTTTATCGATGGGTGGGAATACGATGACGCCCAGCTAGATCCATTTGCGCCACTGCTGGTTAGAAACGCCCCACTTGGACCGTTAGCTAGAACCGTACTAATAAAAGAGGACGATGTAGATGTTATTGTTACATTCCCGTAATAAGGACTATTCATAGAATAATTGGTCCATGATAAATCGTCAACGGTAATGTTACCGTTGAAATCTTCATCCATTTAGATGTGCCTTTAGTTCTGTGAAGCCGCCGATAAGTTGGTTGTCTAAAAAGACTTGCGGAACGGTACGTGCATTTGGCACGGCTTCTAATAGATCTTCTTTGGTATATCCATCACCGATTTTCTTTTCTTCAAACTCAATACCTTTTTGTGTTAGTAATGCCTTTGCTTGATCGCAATAAGGGCAGTGGTACTTACTCCATACAATAGCTTTTGTCATTTTTTCATCTCCTTTTGTAAATCTGCAAATTCTTTTAACATGTTTTCTGTTAGTTCACGATTTTGTTTGCGTAGTTCTTCGTTGGCTTGTTCTCTAGAAGCCAACAACTCTTTCAATTGACCAATTTTTTTAGATTCCTTGGCGTGTTGGCTATCTTCTTTTTTGCGTGGAGGAATTTCAATTAGGCATGGGCTGTCAATATTACAAGCCATGACATGTACACGATTACTCCAGTTCAACAACTTATCACTGAGCCAATCCAACATACGAACACGGAGGCATTTTTCCTTAGCTTCGATTTGATTCAATTTGGCCCATACATCAGCTAAATCTTTCTTACCATTGGCAATAGCTTCAGCGTTGTTCATCAAAACTTTTTCTTTGTGTTTTAATGATTTCAAAGTTTGTGTGGAATCAAACAAAGCAGTTGTTTTTACTTCCCCGTTTTCTAATGCTTTTATTCTTTCTTGTGTTTTTTCTAATATTGTTTTCATTTTTACCTCATAGATCTGGTAATTCATCGTAACTAACATTATCACTCATAACGCCAATGACATAGTTAGTACTTTCATTTTCTTGAAGTGCTGTTTGTTTCTTATTAATATTCACATGTTTATTAAACCATGGAATTGGGCTAGACTTAGGATGCTCTTCAAGATATTTAATTCCTACTTCTTTTAATTTAGTAAATGCTGTGTAGTCAACAAAGTCTTTTAGGATACTGGCATTTAAACCAATAACAACACCTTTCTTAAATAGGTATTCTGCCCATTCTTTTTCCTCACGAATAACATCCATGTACAATTGATAAACTTCATCTTTGCACTCTTCTGCGATTGGAGTAAAGTCAGGATCATCTTTAATTACATTATTAATTAACCAGGCAGTCCATTCACTATGTAAAATTTCATCTTGTAGGATTAGGCTAATGATGTTACCGTTACCAATATAGATTTTGTTTTCGACCATTGCTAGACTAGTAGCAAATGATACCATAAAGCGTAGTGCTTCTAATGCGTAACTGGCATGTAGTGCCATCCAAATTGCTCGCTTGTGAGTATACAGGTCAATTTGCTCACCTAGTTCTTTACGGCTGTTAAGGATATGAAGGTCTTCATAATATCGCCCAACGCTAGCAGCCATGCCAGCAATTTCAGTTGTATCGTGGATCTTGTTAAATTCATCTTTAGGAACACCGTATACGTTTCTAATGATATGACTATATGATTTACTATGGATACTGGTCTCAAAGAAACTCCAAGTTAGTGTTAACGCTTCGAGTTCAGGTATTGACGATACTGGCCCAAACACTTGGAAAGGAGCCCGACCCTGAATGCTATCCAGAGCAGTCTGGCGAAGTAGATTAGAAGTAAAAATATGCTTAACCGCATCGCTGGCCTCCTTATGATCCATTTTGTCTTTAGTAAGACTGATTTCTTCTGGAACCCAAAAGAATCCACGAGCCAGTTCCTCGTACTTTTGCAGTTTAGGATATTTGACTTCTTCGAAACGTTGTACCGTTACAGGACCTTCTGGATCCAGAAACATTTTACGTTTAAGGTAGTTTGTTTGTTTACTAAAATTGTATTGTTCTTTGCTCATATTAAATTTCTCATAAATGGTCTTGGGACATATCTAGGATTATATGGCTCCCCAGGTTCAATGCCTGCCCTTACTCTATCGATATCAATTAAAAAAATCATTCGCCACTCGTTAGATAAATTGTGAGCGCTGTGTTGTAATTGATTGTTAAATCCAAAAAGATCGTCCCAAGTAACTTCTTCTCCGTCTACTTCTAAAAAAACATCACCCTTTGGAATTATCAAAGGAATGTGAATCCTTAAAAATCTACCACTCCTATTTTCTATACCAGTGTGTCTAAATATCGAAGTGTTAGGAGCAAGTATACTATAATTCATTATAGGACAATCGTCTCCATACTCTTCCATTAATTTAAACGCTGTGGGAAATTTTCCTGCATACGGATCGTCTGGAGACATAACTTTGTTTATATCATGCTTTCGATCTTTTAAAGTATACTTAAATGAAAATCCTCTCCACGATTCTTTGTTAGGTCTATAGTAATTTTTACCTTCTACTTTAGACTGCACCATATTTTCGTAATGGCTTTCTTCAATCTGGTGATCAGGGCGATTCATTGTTGCTCCACCTAGTTCTTTTGCAGCCGCTTCTAATGAATCCCAACCATCCATAAACTCTGACAACAAATCATCTTTGATTGACATCAGTTTATCCCCGATAGGAATTTCTTCTCTTTTCCAAATACCTTTGTACTTAGGAATCATTAGGTTCCTCTAGGTAATTTACATGTTCCGTAGCTCTCCAAAGAGTTAGGCAAGGTAACCCTGTAGGCGACCCATTACTACTATCTTTATAAGCTATACGTATTTCAACCCCTTTTTCATGTAAATCAGACATTAAATCGTTGATAATTTTTACATTTTCTTTGATTATGTTAATTTTTTCTAGAATTTCTGTGTCTATCATAACTTACATGCCTCGCAGTCATCATCTAATTCTTCATAGATAATGGCATTGTCAGTGGTCATAATGCCTGTAGTCACTCCATTGAATGTAATTTCATTTGTGCCGGTTACAGAAGTCTTAGCACCTACTTTATTAATTAAACTATAGTATATTGTCTTAAGACCCCATTTGTAAGCCAACATTAAGTTTTTGGCAATCAGTGTACCTGGAACTTTACTATCTGCAAAGTGTGCAGGATTATAGAATGTGTTAGTACTCAGACTTTGATCAATGTATGCGGCTAGCACAGCACTGGTTTTTAGATAGTCAACACAATCAGTTTGATCCCACATCAACTGATAACGATTTCTTAGACGTTTGTACTCTGGCACGACTTGTACAAACGATCCAGCTTTCGATTC